GTTGATCGCTCGCCTCGAACTCTGCGTCGATGCGGCTCGCCCCATCGATCGTCGGCGTGCTGACGAGCAGAATCTTGCGCCGAACGAACGTTTTCGTGCGCTCCTCGATCAGCCCGAGCGGGTCGCCTTCCTGCCCTACCTCCCACGGAAACCGATCCACCTCATCGCACAGCACATAGCGTATCGGCATCGAGGCGAGCGATGCCGGGCTGTTGGCACCTGCCAGCACCAACATCCCCCCGGGGAAGTCGATGAAGTCCTCTGAATTCGACGCGTCGCGCATCCTCAGGCTGCCGAGCAGATCACGCAGAATCGGCGTCTCAGCCAGCAAAGGATCGAGTCGCTGCTTTTTCCATCGTTTGCGCACCTCGAGCGTTGGCACTACCACCAGCATCGGCCCTGGTGCGTGCGACATCACGTAGCCGATCCAGTTAAGGCCGACTTCAGTTTTGCCGAGCTGTGCGGCAAATCGCATCACCACGCGCTGTACCGTGCTCGTCGCGCTCAGATCGTTCATGATCTCGCGCAAATACGGCGTGCGATCGGTTTTCCAGCGGCCAGCCAAGGCGCTTGATTTACTCGTCAGCACGCGATGCGCATCGGCCCATTCCGACACATGCAGTAATGGCCGTGGCCTAACCGCACTGGCCAGCACGCCGTACATGTGTTTCAGATCGCTGCCAACGCGCACCCTCGATACGCGCTGTTGCCTGGGCTCAACCACGGTCTCTGGCACTGGTCACCTCGCGCATCCGGCGGTTCATCAACTCGGAAATGTCCTCGAGCACTTCGCGCAGCGTCTCGCGCACCACGTGCCTCACCGCAGCGGCATCGTTGCCCAGTGGCAGCACGCGCTCCGTGAGCGTGTCCTCGACGTTTTCCAATTTCACTCGTAACGTATTCCCCAGGTCGGCCAGCACGAAATCGACGTCCTGCCGATCCAGCAGCAGGCCTGCTTGGCGATCGACCTCCATCGCCGCAAGCTCTGCCTTGGCCTCTCGCTCGCGCGCCATCGCGGCTTTGTAGCGCATGGCGACGGTCTCTGGATCAAGCATCGATAGGTCGTCATTGCTATTGGCAGTTTTCCCGCGTTTTTTCAGCGTTTTGTTCATCTCATGCGTTGCCACCCGCGCAAGTAGATTTGATTTCAATGGCTGCGTACTGGGTACAGTACGTGCGGCCAAATCGGCATCAATCAGACCATCGTCGTTGGCTGTTATGCGCCCGCGCTGAAGCCATCGAGTGACCGTCGAGCGGTCTACCCCAAAATGCTTGGCGATCTCTGCAGGCGTCATCAATCTAGCCATTTAACATACCTGTCATGTAATTTGCATCTGAAATATGCCCACAACCTAGCGCGATTCCGCGGGTTTGCGCACCCGTACCCCCGCCAATCCCCCAGGGTCCCCCGCTAAGGCGCCATAGCGCCGCCGTAGGCCGTTTTCGTGGTGCGCCAGTAGGGTAGCTTGCCCCGCGCCAGAGAAACGGCACAGAAAGCCGCTATTCAAGCCGCCACCCTCGCCCGTTCCTGCGCTGCGCCTCATTGATCCGCTCCCGGCAGCGCGCGCACAGCCGCTCGACCAAGCGCGGCGACTCCTCTCCGCAGTCCTCGCACTCGCCCGGCTCCCCCTCAGGAATCGCCGCCGCTGCGCGGCGCACCATGGCGAGCGAGGATTCCGCCTCGATCGCGGCGTAGTCGTTGGCGATGTCGATGATGTCAGCCATGCGCCACCCCCATAAGCGATCGCGCCACCGCCGCCCACACGTCAGGCGCGCCTTCGACGGTCCATTCGTACCCGTGCCATCCCATGCCGCCGAGCATGGCCTCGGCAGGCCAGACGCAGCGCCAGTCGTGGCGGTCGATCCGGTAGAACAGCACCGGCAACCCGGCACCGGCTTTCCTCGCCTGCTCTTCGGCCTGGTGCCACCATTGGCGGATGTCCCCGCGCGCGGCTTGACGGCGGCGCTTGACCTCGACGACCCAGCCCTGCAGGCCCTCGAGGTCGGAATCTCCCTCGTGCTGGCGCACCCGGCGGCGCACCTCGACGCCGAGCAACGTCCTGATAATCCCGGCAACCTCGCGCTCGCCGCGTTGTCCCTTCGATCTTTGTGCTGCGCTCATGCGACCTCCCGTTTCATTGTGTCCCAAACCTTCATCAACCAATCCAGCCGCTCGCGCACGATCTCCTCGCCGGTGCGCGCCCAGGTGGCGCATTCCCGGTTGCAGGTTGCGCTGAGGTAGCGCCACGGCGTTTTCGGAGCAGCCGCCTTGCACGCGCCGAACCCGAACATCGCCACCTCTTTCGGCGCATCGCGCAGGCTCCAATTCACGCATTCGACGCAGCGGACCAACCCCATGATCAAAAATCCCCGCATTTACCCAAGTTACCCTACGTGCCATCACAGCGGAACGCTCTGCGGCCACGATTTGCGCCTCGCTGGTTTTCGTTCCTCGCGCGCCTCGCGCAGCATCTCGCGCACGCTCGCATCGGCGTCTCCAAACCGGCTGTACTCGGCCATGAACACGAGCGGAACCATGCCGGTAGGTCCCTGGCGGTTTTTGCGGATGAGCGCCTCGGTCACCCCGCGATGCGGCGTCTCGGGGTGGTAGTAGTCGTCGCGGTAGAGCATGAGCACCACGTCGGCGTCCTGCTCGATCGAGCCGCTGTCGCGCAGGTCGGAGAGAATCGGCCGCTTGTCCGGCCGCTCTTCGGGTTTGCGCGAAAGCTGCGACAGGAGCACCACAGGGACATCGAGCTCGCGCGCCATGAGTTTCATCGCGCGGCTGATCTGGCTCACCTCCTCGTTGCGGCTCGAACCGTCGCCGACCATGAGCTGCAGGTAGTCGATCACCACGAGGTCGAGGCCATGCTTGCGCTTGACCTGACGAGCGCGCGCGGCCATCTGCGCCGGGGTGAGCGTGCTCGATTCGTCGATGAGCAGGCGCGCCGGTTTGAGCCGGGTTGCGGCGGATTGGATTTTGTCGAGGTCATCCTCGCTCATGGTCGGCGAGTGGATCGTCTGCATCGGGATGCGGCCGATGCTCGCCATGGCGCGCACGGCAAGTTGGCGTGACCCCATTTCGAGCGAGAACACGAGCGAGGTTTTGCCGGATAGCGCCACGTTCTCGGCGATGTTGAGCGCGAGCGCCGTTTTCCCCATCGACGGCCGCGCCGCGACGATGACGAGGTCGCCGTTTTTCATCCCGCCGAGCATGCGGTCGAGGTCGGTGAATCCCGTTTTCAGGCCATCGACCTCATGGCCGCGCTCGATGCGCGCGTGGATTTCGGAGACCACCTCCGGCAGGATTTCGCCGATCGCGCGAGGCTCGCTGCCATTGCCGGCGTCGAGCAGTTCGGTGAGCGCGGTGATCGCCTCGTCGATTCGCTCGCGCGCCGGACGGTTCGATGGGTCGGCAGCGAGGTCGTTGATCCGCTCGATGGCCGCCGAGAGCTGGCGCAGGCGCGATTTCTCCGCGATGATCCGAGCATAGCCGCGCGCGTTCGATCCGCCAGGAGTTTGGTTCGCCAGTTCGGCAAGGTACGCGATCCCGCCAACGGCCTCGGCGTGTCCTGCCGCGGTCAGGTGCTCGAACACGGTGATCACGTCGGCCTCGCCGCCAGCGGAGACGATTTTTTCGATCGCGCGCCAGATGAGCCGATGCTCATGCCGGTACAGGTCGCGTTCGGTCACGAGGTCGGCAACGGAATCCCACGTGGCCGCGCCGGTGAGCAGGATCGCGCCGATGAGCGACTGTTCGGCCTCGATCGCCTGGTGCAGGAGGTTAGCCATGGGCCACCTCCAGCTCGCGGACGAGCATCTTGCCTTTGCTGGTCAGCGCCAGGCTGCCATCCGATGCCACGCACCACAGGCCGTACCAGTTCTCGCGCACGGCGTTGAGGAAAACGTGCCTCCAATCGCGGTAGCGCTTCCTCTGGTACTGCGGGTCGTGCAGGTAGCGGTCGGTGAATTTTTCCCAGGCCATTGCAACCCAGTCGGCAGGAATCCCAACGCGATCGCAGTACTCCCAAAGCGGCTGGTAGTCGCGAACGGGCCTCTCCCCCTTGGCCGTGATCACGTCGAGCCACTGCCGGAACGTGGATTCGTTGCGTTGCGTTTTCGGTTTTGCAGGAGGCGCAGAGGGGGCCGGCTCGCGCAGCGAGACGGTATCGGCGTCTGGGTCGGGTGGCGGCGTTTTTTCGCGCGCGACTCTCTCTGGTTCTTGGTAGATTCCTTTGGTAGGTTCACATGGTAGATTCCGAGTTCCGTTTTTGGAACTATTCAAAGTTCCGTTTTCGGAACCATTTATCGTTCCGTTTTCGGAACTATTTCGGTCCGTTTTCGGAACTATTCCGTTTTTGGAATCATTCCGTTTTTGGGACTGTTCCTGAGCATCATGGCGAGACCGGACCCCGTTCAGCTTCCACACCACGACCCGCTTTGTTGGGCCCCTGCGCTCACCCGTATCGGAGATGATTCCGGCCTCCTCCAACCGCCTGAGCGCCGACCAGATCGTCTTCCGGTCGAGTCCGGTATCGTCGACAAGCGTTTGGTATGACGGATAGGCGGTATCGTCCGCGCCACAACGGTCGGCCAATGCCAACAAGATAAGTTTTTCGGACGGGCTCAGCCCTTTCTGTTGCCATGCCCACCTTGTCGCGTCCAAGCTCATATCAACCCCCGTTCCTCTTCCATCTTCCGCACCCGGCGCGGTGACCGGCGCTGGATGAGTTCTGCCATGCGCTGCCAGTGTCGGCGGCGCTCGTCGTCGTTTTTTGCCTTCAGCATCCGGCGCATCTCTGCCCGGATCAGGAGTTCGTTGATCAGGTCGCGCATTCGGTCACCCCGCGATGAATTCGTATGCGTGGGTGCGCTGGCTCATTGCCACGAGCTCGGCGCACTGGGCGTCGTCCAGGTCTGCTACGTGCTCCATTGCCGCCAGCGGCCATAGGCGAGTTGGTTGATGCCAGTCGTGCATTCACGCCCCCCGCAGCGATGCGCGCAGTTCGGTCGCCGCCTGCATGAGCTCCGCGAGCAGATCGTCGAGCTCTTTGCGCTCATGGGCATCGAATCGGCCGTCCTCTGCCGCGAGCGCCCCTGCGCCGAGCACAGATGAGGCCTTGCGCGTGAGCTCGAGGAACAGGCGGATGCTCTCGCTCGCCTGCCGGTGCTCGAACTCCATGTCGACCGGCACCTGCCCCACCAGGCGGCAGAGCTCAAACACGGATCGCTTGGCCTGGATGCGGGTGATGATCTCGAGCAGCACCCCGAGCGACGGGGGAGAGCTCGCGAGCTGGTCGGGGTTGATGGCGTTGGCCAGCGTGAATTTGGTCACGCCGACCCGTTCGGCGACGGCGGTGATCCCGCCGGGGAATCCTTTGCAATCGGCCTGCAGGGCGAGGAAGAATGGGCGGAACTCTTCTTTTGGCGAGCGTGGCATTTTCACGATAACCCTCCGTATGGTTTGTGCTGTGTTTGGTGCCCCTCGCGTCCCATCATGAAAAAAGTGCGGCGCCGGCGTTGCGCACGGCGCCGCTCAAGGGAGGGAGAGGGATGTTAAACAATGATGCGGTCATGGCTGTTTTTGAGCTAAGCCGGAAGCGCTTCGTCTTCTTGCGCAGGATAGAGGTCAGGGCGCAGTTCATAGCGCGGCACGCCAGTGACCCGCTCGACGTCAATCACCTTGCGATACGAGATTCGTCCTTGCGTGACCCACTGCTGGACGGCTTGAGGCGTCACGCCCACGGCGCGTGCTAGGGCGGATTGCCCGCCCGCAAGCCGCACAGCCCGTTCGACGGCGGTTTCCATGTGCAAGACCTCAAGAATTTTTACAAGCGCAGCTTAAACAAAATTTTCAGGATAGTCAAGTGATTCTTAAATTGCCGCCTGCAAGAAAACCTTGTATCCTTGGCCTCGCCATGAAAACCGACGTCGGACGCCGAATCGCCGAGCTGCTTGAGCAAAGGTCTCAAGGCAACATGTCTGCGCTTGCTCGCCATGTTGGCGTATCGCCGCAGGCGGTCTATCAATGGATCGCGGGCGAGACGAGCCCGCGTGGGGCCAATCTCGTCAAGGTGGCCGAATTCTTTGGCGTCTCGCCCGCATACATTCAGTACGGGGAAGGAACTAAGCCTGCGCCCGTCGACGAGCCTGCGCCTAGCCAGACCCCTTCGCCCAAGTATCTGCGTCTAGAGAAGATGGACGTCGAAGCCTCGGCGGGGCATGGTGCAGTGGTCAGCTCCGAGCCCGAGATCGTCGATCGCGTCGACGTGCTGGCCGAATGGGCGCATCGTCAGCTTGGCCATGCCGCGACTGTGCCCGGTCGCGTTCGGCTCATCACGGCGCGCGGCACCTCGATGTCGCCGACCATCGAAAACGGCGACCTGCTCTTCGTCGATACCGCCGTGCAGCACTACGACGCCGAGGCCATCTACGTCATTGCCCGCCCTTACGTGGGGTTGCAGGTCAAGCGGCTGCAGATGATGGCGGGCGGGAAACTGGCCATCTTGTCGGACAACCAGGCTTATGTCGCCGAGTACCTCTCGCCCGAAGACGCCGAGCAAGTCCGTATCTGCGGCCGGGTGCTGGGCTCATGGACGCTGCGCAAGTTTTGGACCTGAGCCTGATAGCCGGTTTCAAGTCAGACCGAAATTTTTTGCCTTTCTCTTAAAGAATCGCTTGACAACATCCAAGGGCGAGATGTAAGCTACGCTTGTAATCACCGAGCGGAGACTTGCCATGCCCACCACCACCACCACCACCACCCGCATGATCCCCTGCCTCGTCGAGGTGCGCGCTGAAGATGGCGCGTACCACCGCATCTGCGGCCTATACTCCAGCACCTTCGACGCTCTCGACGCCATGCTCGAAAAATTCGGCGCATGGGCGTCCATCACCGTCTCCCCGTTAGGGGGGGCCAGCAAATGACCAATTTCCCCTGCGCTGTCGAGCGCGACCTAGCGCGCTACGACGCCGAGATGAGCGCGCGCGACCGCCACGAGATCGCGCTGGAGCAGGAAGCGAAGGCCGCCTTCGACTGTTACATGGCATCGCCGTCGCCTGACAGGCTCCTCAACGCCATCGATAGAGCGGTCAGTTCTGATGTCGCCGACGTGTCGCGCCTGATGATCGCGATCAGCGAGAAGGACGTAGAGACGATCGGGATGATTATCCTGAAGCTCTACGACCATGAGGCGTGGCTCGATGCGAAATACGCCGCAGAGAGAAATCATGGGGGGCAGAGGTGAATCGCGACGAATGGCTCGAAGCGCGCCGCTCCGGTATCGGCGGCTCGGACGTGGCCGCCATCCTCGGGCTCAGCCCATGGAAGACCGCGCTCGACGTCTATCTCGAAAAGCGCGGCGAGGCCGATGGCACCGTCTCAGATTCCGACGCCGTCTACTGGGGCAACGTGCTCGAGGCGATCGTCGCCGACGAGTACGCCAAGCGCACGGGACGCAAGGTGCAGCGCATCAGGCAGATCATCCGCCACCCGGATCGCTCATGGGCGATCGGAAACATCGACCGCGCCGTGCTGGTCGATGGCAGCCGCGCCCGGATCGATAGGGCCACCGGCAGGCTGCTCGGTGCAGAAGGCGTGCTCGAATGCAAAACAACGAGCGCCTTTGCCCGCGCCCAGTGGGGCCGCGACGAGGACGACGAGGCGATCCCGCTGCACTACCAGGCACAAGGGATGTGGTACCTCGCCATCACGGGGCTGCCGTGGTGCGACTTCGCCGCGCTCATTGGTGGTCAGCGGTTCGTGATCAAGCGCCTGCAGCGCGACGACGACGTGATCACCCAGATGATGGAGCGCGCCGAAGATTTTTGGTATCGCCACGTGCTCTCAGGGATTCCGCCAGAGCCAGCGAATGCCAGAGACGTCGAGCGGCTCTTCCCGGTGGATGACGGCGAGTCGATCGAGGCCGACGCCGAGCTCATCGCGGCCTACCAGGCGGCGCGCGCGGCGCGAGAAGCCATGCGCGAAGCCGAGGCGCACTACGAGGCGGCCTGCGAGCGCATCAAGGCGGCGCTCGGCCCGCATTCGACGCTCACCCTCGATGGCAGGCCAATCGTCACCTGGCGCGCGCCAAAGCCCGCGCGCAGGACCGACTGGAAGGCGCTCGCGGCCCAGCTATCCCCAGAGCTTATCGAGCAATTCACCCACGAAATCCCCGGCAGCCGCCGGTTCATCCTGAAGGACCTGTGACCATGACGACGACCCCGCAATCGCTCAAGAGCGCCATGACCGGCGCTTCCACGCAAAAAAGCAACAGCATCGCCGCGCTGCTCAACGACCCCAAGGTCAAATCCCAGATGGCGACGGCGCTACCGAAACACATGACGGCCGATCGGCTCGCGCGCATTGCGCTCACCGAGGTGCGCACCAACAAGGCGCTAGCGCAATGCGACCATCGCTCATTCCTCGGCGCGATCATGCTATGCGCCCAGCTTGGGTTGGAACCCGGCGGCGCGCTTGGACACGTCTATCTCGTGCCGTTTCGCAACAACGAACGAGGATCCATGGACGTCCAGGTGATCATCGGATATCGCGGCATGATCGAGCTCGCGCGCCGCTCGGGGCAGATCCAGAGCATCGAGGCGCGCGCCGTCTATGAGGGCGATGTGTTCGAGGTCGAGCTCGGGCTCAATTCCAACCTGCGCCACGTGCCCGACTTCGACAACCCAAACCGGGTCAATCCGGACAAGCTGCGCTTTGTCTATGCCGTGGCGCACCTCCGAGACGGCGGGGTGCAGTTCGAGGTCATGAGCCGCAAAGAGATCGAAGCGGTGCGCGCCGCGAGCAAATCCGGCAATTCCAACAAGAGCCCATGGGTAACCCATTTCGAGCAGATGGCGCTCAAAACCGTGGTTCGCCGGCTCTTCAAATGGCTGCCCATCTCGATCGAGCTAGCCCGCGCCATCGAGCAGGACACGCGCGCCGAGATGGGTTTGCGCCAGGATAACCCGCTCGAAGACGAGCCGGCCACGTTCGACGCCGAGACGGGCGAGATGATCGATGGATGGGAGCCCCGAGCTGAAGAAACCGCCAAGGGGAATGCCTGATGGCCACGGTCAACAAAGTGATCATCGTCGGGCATCTAGGCCGCGATCCCGAGACACGGCACATGCCAAACGGCGACGCCGTTTGCACCGTGTCGGTTGCCACGTCGGAAACGTGGAAAGACAAGACTACCGGCGAGAAGAAAGAGGCGACCGAATGGCACCGGGTGCTCTTCTTCGGACGTCTCGCCGAGATCGCCGACCAGTATCTGCACAAGGGATCAGCGATCTACGTGGAAGGCAGCCTGCGCACGCGGAAGTGGACCGACAAAAGCGGCGTTGAGCGCTACACGACCGAGATTCGCGGCGACACCATGAAGATGCTCGGCGGGAAAATGGACGAGGAAGAAGGCCAGCAGAAGAGCCGACCAAAGGCGGCGGATCCGAGTGGCGACAACGGATTCGCTGAGGATGGCATTCCGTTCTGAGCGAGCCATGCCACGGCGAGTATCCATCCTCATCCACGCGCTCGCCGTGGCGATCATCTCGGCGATCGCGTGGCGGTATCACGATCCGGCGCGGGTGCTGGCATATGTCGGCGGGGCGCTTGTTGAATGGGACATGAAGACATGACCGAATTGCAGCTGCTCGTGCAGCACCTCATCGAACACCCGCCGGTGTTCAAGCCTATCGATATTAATGGGAATTCCAGTGCTCCGAGGCCAATGGTTTCGAAAAATGGTCCAAAGGCAGAATTCCGCGGTGAAGAGCTAAAAGAAATGCGAGAGCGTCATGGATTATCGAGAGCGGAAATGGCGCGGCTGGTTGGGGTCAACACAAAAACGTATTGGGGTTACGAGGCGAACAGTTTTCGAATGCCACGATATCGTTTCCAAAAAATCACGGAAATGCTCGGCGGTGATCCGAAACGTGGTTGAGACGGAAATATTATCGGGGTGGAATGATGGACGAGGCCGAACTGATCGCCCAAGGCTGGCGCCGCTGCGCCGTCGGGCAGAAAACGACGCAGTGGTGCGCCCAGGCGGAGGAACAGCGCCAGCGAGATGAGGAGCTGCTGCGCATGGCGCTCGCCGCGTTGTGCAGTGGCGGGAACACGGAATTTGCCGCGGAGCTCATTGCGCAGCGCTTGCAGAACTGTGGGGGTGAATGATGGACCGAATGGTACTGGCAAACGCCGACGACCTCGCGCGGCTGATCCGCGAGGAGGTGCGCCGCGCGACCGAAGAGGCGCTCGCACGCGCTGCCGCGACTCGATCGGATGCCGACGTGTGGTGGGGCATCGAGGAGATCGCCGAGTGGCTGTCGGTATCGCCAACGACGGTGCGCCGTGAGACGGCAAAACCTGGTTTTCCTGCCGGGCGCACGCTGGGCATCGGGAAGCGCCGCCAGCAGAAACGGTGGCGGGCGTCGGAGGTGCGGGCATATTACGAGCGGGGCGGGCGCAAATGATCTCCCATTCTGCGCTGTGCTACGCCGCCGCCAGGTCGCCGCCCTCGAAGGAGCAGCCGGAATAATGCCTCGACCCATCGTTACTGACGCTCAGCGATGCTCCTATTGTTGTCCGTACTACATGGACGGCCCGGTGTTGTCCATCTTAAACTTGACAGAAAGCCGTTGCGTTATGACGGCATTCCGCCACTACGCAACGAGAAGTGCAAGTCCACCCCCTCCCCCATCCAGACAGGAGAGCGCCATGACTGACCGCCGTGCTTACTGGCAGCGGGAAGGCCACGATGGCAAAGGAGAACAAATGAAATTTTTCCTGAGTTGCCCGATCAAGGGCGTTAGAAAGTCATACGCATTGTGGGTAGAGAGCGGTGTCCAGTTCCAGCCACTGGTGTATTTCCAGAAGCCAAAGTGGATCAAAGACGGCGCTGCGTGGGAGAAGTTAATCCGTGGGTTATTCATGGCGATCAGCCCTGAAGGGCAAGCCGCGCTCAAAGAGATGTTGGAAAGTGCCGTATTGGAAAGTGCTGTATTGGATCGAGAGGCGAGCAATGACTGACACCACGCACGCCCCCGGCTGCTGTGGCGGAGATCGAGCGGCTGGCGGAGATGTTGCGGGAACTGGAACGAGTTCAAGAAACTGGAGCAGAAGGAGAACAGCAATGAACATGATCAATGACGGAGGCCCGGCGTTTCCGCTGCCGGTTGAGGATTTGCAATGCCGCTCCCGGTTTGAGAGCGGTTATGGGGGCATGACCCTGCGCGACTGGTTCGCGGCCAAGG